TGCTCTTGAGTACTGGAACGATGAAAATTTTGCCTTTGCTCATGTACTTTTAGACATCAATGGAGAAAGACAAGTACAGCCTTATATAACACCTAAAGGTAATGTATTATTGTTTAATGGGGAAATGTATGACACGACAATTCCCAATGATACAGAATGGCTAGGAAAAGCATTGGACAAGTATGGATTCAAATTTTTGGAGCACACAGATTGGCATGGATCAATCGCGTGGTACCTACCTAAGCAGGGCAAATTAGTTCTAATACGAGATCATTTTGGGGCGAAACCTTTATGGTGGAGATGGGACGGAGCGCAGTTTGAATTTAGTACAACTTTGACTAGTTTTTTCGGAAAAGAAATTGATGAGTCTAAATTCAATGCGAAGTTTTTAAAGAATACTCAAAGTTTTGGAGATCAAAGCATTTACAAGTCTATCTATAAGGTAGAGCCAGGCGGGTGGTTAGAGTTTGATTTAAACGATAATTTTAAATTAACTAGAAGGAACTTATGGAGTTTTTTTGATATTGGATCTGAGAAGCTAGACACAGCAGAGTTTAGGTTTAATATCAAAGAAGCAGTCAATAAAGTTGCAAAAAACATAAATAAGACAGCGCTATTTTTAAGTGGTGGAATGGATAGTACAATAGTTGCTTCCCTTTTAAGAGATTCTGATGTAGATATAGAAGTTTTTACAATGGGGTATAACTTAGGTCAAAAAGGATTACATTGGGGGCATAAAGAACACGCTTGGGAATCTGATATGGCAGTTAAAACTGCTAGAGATTGGGGATATAAAGTACACAGAGTAACCCTAGATAGAGATGACAGGGCACACTTTGGAAAGATGTGGTTAGCAAATACACATTATATGTGGTCTGATCATAATAGACAAGCTCCTAGATATTTATTATGCCAAGCAGCGAAAGAAGCAGGGTGTAAAGTAATTCTTTCAGGAGACAGCGGAGATGAATTGTTCACAGGATACAATCATCACAAAAATAGATTAGAGAATGATGGACATAATGAAAACCATGTTGAATTCTTTAAGCAACAACGATGGTTTCCATATAAAGCATTTGGAGACGATTTATTAAGTAATACTTTGTTTACAGATTTACTATGTACTTCAGAACAGAATATACTAGCAACAGATCAGACTGCGGGAATGTTTGGAATGGAAAGTAGAATTCCTTTACTTACTCAGTCCTTTGCTAAGTATTGTTTAAGTATAAAAGGAAGTGTAAAGTTTAGACAAACAAAGAAGTACCACAAAGGTACAAACAAATTTTTAATGCGGGAAGTAATGAGAGATTACTTACCCGAACATGTACGCTTAAGAACTCAAAAAGTGGGTTGGTCTAGTCCTTGGGATAATAACCACCCTGAGTTGAGTCCTAAGTGGAGACAACAAGCAGCACAATTTATTAGAACAATTATATAATGGCAAAAGGAAAAAAACAAATAGTATATATGATTCCAGAAGGGGAGTCAAGGGATAGCCATACCTACCATTATACAGCACACAAAACAGCAAGTATGCTTTCAGATGGTAAAAAACTTAGACTAAGAAAGTTTAACCCAGTAAAAAATAAACATGAAATGTTTGTAGAAGCAAAGTTACCGAGACACACAAAATGAAAAATCAAAAAGCATCAGAATTATGGGGTAGATATAGAACAACTACTTACGATTGGTACTTAAAGTGGGTAGCTAGTGTAATTATACTCTGTGCTATGTCTATAAGAGGAGTTCCTCATCTAACAGAATGGGATCTAACGTTATCAACTATTGGAGTGTTTCTCTGGTTGATAGTATCTCTTGTATGGAAAGATAGAGCTTTAATTTTACTAAATGGAGTAGGTTTACTATTCCTAGCGAAAACTTATATAAGTATGTATTTGGTATGACCCCTCAAGAATTACCTATGCCCATAGTTGGGGGCTACTTGTTTTTGTTCAGTATGTGTGCGATACTATTCTATATTGCATGGAAGGACAAATGAAAGCAGTTTTTAGTAACAGAATACAAATAGAAGGAAATACTGCATTGCTTACAGAAATGGAGGAAGAGCTTACATATACATTACCTCCTCGTATGCCTCAAGATCCTCCTATGGTATTAAAAACAATTAGACCTTTAAGAGATGGTTTAGTTTCTATACCAATGGGAAGGACGGATTTAGTCCCAGACGATTACGAGATTATCGATAAGAGGATTAAAATGCCAGTACAATTTCCTGACTTTAAGTTTACTTTAAGGCAAAGTCAAAAAATGACAGTTGATGAGGTAGAAGACAGCGCTATAATTAACGCTTGGGTAAGTTGGGGAAAGACAGTAGCAGCTTTAGCAATAGCTAAGAAACTTGGACAAAAGACACTAGTAGTAACACATACAACCAATTTGAGGAACCAATGGGAAAAAGAAGTACACAAAGCTTTCGGGATACAAGCTGGCAGAATCGGGTCAGGAGTAATGAACACTTCACCCCCAATAACTATCGGGAACATTCAGACTTTATACCGTCGTATCCCAGAGATAAAAAATTTGTTCGGGACAGTAATTTTAGACGAGATGCATCACGTTTCGTCCCCTACATTTACCCGAATAATAGATGAAATGCCTGCAAGATATAAAGTGGGACTAACAGGAACATTAGAAAGAAAAGATGGTAGGCATGTAGTATTTAGGGATTACTTTGGGCACAATGTTTTAAAACCGCCTAAAGAGAATTATATGACTCCAAAGGTTGATGTCATTAAATCGGAAGTACGATTTCTAGATGGCTCTTATACACCTTGGGCTGAGAGAGTTAATCATCTAGTAAATACAGAGGAGTATGTGCATAGTATAAGTTTGATTGCTTCTAAGTATGCAGCCGAAGGGCACAAAGTATTAGTAGTATCGGACAGAGTTGCATTTCTAAAAGTTTGTCATAGATTGGTAGGAGATAATTCAGTATGTATTACAGGGGATATGGAATTTGCAGAAAGAGAAAAAACTATGAAACTAATTGGAGGATCTAAAAATATACTGTTTGGAACACAAGCGATATTTTCAGAAGGTATATCTTTAGATGATCTTAGTTGTCTAGTATTGGCTACACCAGTAAATAATGAACCACTATTAACACAGTTAATTGGTAGAGTAATACGACAAAAAGAAGGCAAGTTACAGCCTACTGTTGTAGATATTCATTTAAAAGGTAAAACAGCTACTAGGCAGGCAAATGCCAGAATGGGTTATTACATAAAACAAGATTATAAGGTACGAGTATTATGACGGGGTTTGAAAGGAATGTGTTGAGCAGAGAAAAAATAGTGCTTGACAAACGCTTGTATTTTTGGTATAATATATGATATATTATAATTGGAAAAAGATTGTAGAAGCGAGCAACGGAAATGTTGGTGATATTATTACAATCCTTAGAATAATTACTTATAGACTTACACCTAAGAATTATTATGATAAAACATTCAAGTTTTATGAAAAGAATTTTGGTGGTAGTAGTTTTCTGATAAACCCAGATAAACTACTTACTACTGGTCGTGCTCAGTATAGTGATAAAGAAGTTGCGGAATATGTTGGTGTCGCATCATATCGCAATTATCATGAGTACGTAAAAACTAAAGACACTACTTTAGACCTCATTTTCTGTAAAGTTAGTGAGGACATTATTAGAAAAAACAGACTGCTCGAAATTAGAGAAGGGTTTATTTACTTTAAATTTGAGGAGACAATAACGGAGAAAAATTATGGCAATTAGCTTTAATCAAACCAAGGGCTCAGCCCAAAAAGACAAAATTGAAACCTACAATTTTGGCAACCGAGAGGATCACAAAGTTCGTCTAGTAGGCGATCTGCTTCCTCGTTATGTTTATTGGGTTAAAGGCGAGAACAACAAAAATATTCCAATGGAATGTTTGTCGTTCGATAGGGCAACCGAAACCTTTAACAACAAGGAACACGATCACGTTCGTGATTTTTACCCTGACTTGAAATGTGGTTGGGCTTATGCAGTCCAAGGCATCGACTACTCTGACAATAAGATCAAAGTGGTTAACCTGAAAAGAAAACTTTTCGACCAAATTCTAGTCGCTATGGAAGACTTAGGCAACCCAACAGATAATGAAGCTGGCTGGGACGTTTATTTTAAAAGATTGAAGACTGGACCGCAGGTCTTTAATGTAGAGTACCAATTACAGGCACTCAAATGTAAGCCTCGTGCTTTAGAAGATTGGGAATCAGAATTAGTTGCAGAACTAAAGTCTATGGACGACGTACTTCCTAGACCTACCCCTGATGCTCAACTAGAGCTGTTAAAGAGAATTACAGCTGCGGGCAAAGAAGAAACTGTTGATGAGGAGTTTGACGTATCATGATTGGTGTAGGCGATGTATTCCCTGAATTTGAACTAACAGGTGTTGATAAGGATAATAACTTTATAAATGTATATGACGGCGATCTTTTAGATAGTTGGTCAGTTCTATACTTTTATCCAAAAGACTTCACTTTTATATGTCCTACGGAGATACAGGGTTTCGATGCATTAGTAGGAAATGATGTAGACATTATAGGATTTAGTCCTGATAATGAATATTGTAAACTTGCTTGGAAAGAACAAAATGAGCTTATCCGTGATATAGAACATACATTAGTAGCAGATTGTAGTAATCAATTGGCTATGGAATGTGGTATAGTATCAGATGAATGGGTTCCTAACAGAGCCACCTTTATCCTTGATGAAGATAACGTTGTTCAATCACTAACAGTGAACACACTCGATACAGGTAGAAACCATCAAGAAATTGAAAGAACACTAGACTCTCTTAGAGCAGGTGGACTTACTGGTTGTAACTGGCAAAATGGAGACGACTTCGTAGCATGATTTTATTCACAGCAGACTGGCACTTAAAACTAGGGCAAAAGAATGTACCATTAGCATGGGCTTGTGCCCGCTATAAGTTATTCTTTGAGCAAGTACAAGAGTTGGAAGCTGACTGTGATATGCATATCATAGGCGGGGACTTATTTGATAGAGTTCCCTCTATGGACGAATTAACACTTTATTTCGATTTTGTTAGTGGTGTAACGATACCGACCATTATATATGACGGTAATCATGAAGCTACTAGAAAAAATAAAACTTTCTTTTCAAATTTAAAGAAAGCAACAAAAGAAATAAACTCTCTGGTTGAGATAGTAGATGTAACTATGTTGTATCCAGAAAAAGGTTTTGCTATATTACCTTATGCTGATTTGCATAGAAAAAATAGTATTGAATCAATACAGGGTATCCCATACTTGTTTACTCATGTAAGGGGTGAAATTCCACCTCATGTGATACCTGAAGTTGATTTAGATAGGTTTGATAGATTTGATTTAGTTTTTGCGGGGGATTTACATGCCCACGAGAATACTCAAAGGAACATAGTATATCCTGGTAGTCCAATGACGACATCATTTCATCGAACCAATGTCCAGACGGGCTATTTACTTATAAAAGATAATTTTGACTGGGAGTGGGGAGAATTCAAACTACCCCAGTTGCTTCGGAAAACAGTAGATAGCCCCGAGGATATGGTAGCAACTGATTGGGATCATACAATATATGAACTCGAAGGAGATGTGCAAGACTTAGCTTTAGTAAAGAACTCAGAATTATTAGATAAAAAAGTAGTAAAACGACAGATTGAAGCAACTTTAAATCTTACTTCTGAAATGACTATTAGTGATGAATTGATAGTATATTTAGATAAAATACTAAGTTTAGATGGGGATAAAATAAAAAATATTATAGGAGTGTATAATGATTATTCTACAGACGTTAAGATGGGATAACTGTTTTTCGTACGGTACAGATAATGTTATCGAACTTAATAAAGATACTCTCACGCAATTAGTTGGTACAAATGGAGTAGGTAAATCATCTGTTCCGCTTATTCTTGAAGAAGTAATGTTCAACAAGAATAGTAAAAATGTGAAGAAAGCTGATATAGCTAATAGATATATCAACAAAGGTTACGATATTAGTTTAGATTTTAGTGTTGACGAAGATCAATATAATATAACAGTTGCAAGACGAGCAACATTAAAATGTAAGCTAACAAGAAACGGCGATGATATCAGTAGTCATACTGCTAGTAATACT